TCTACATCAGTATAGTCTCTGCTTAGTCTTGCATAATCTTCTAATGTACCACCAGTCTCTTTCATAAACTCAACAAGTTTTTCTACGTTTTCAGGTAAATCTACTTGTTTAGCAACTGGCTCAGGTGCTTTTATAACTGGTTTTTCTTTAGGAGGTTCTTCTTCTGTTATTTCGTTTATAACAGTAAACTCTTCTTCTTTAACCGGCTCTTCTTTAGCTTCTACTTTTTCTTCAACCTTTTCTTCTACAACTTCTTGTACAACTTCTTTAGTTTCTTCAGGTTGTTCTGTTTTTTCTTCTTTTTTAGTTAAATCTACTTTAGTTGTAGGTTCTGTGTTAACTAATTTTTTAGGTTTCTTTTTCATTTTAAAGTCACCTTGTTCTAGAGTTCCATCAGGAGCCTCTTTTACTTCTTCTTTTTCTGACATAATATAATATAATAATTAATAATTAACCCATTCCAAAAGGATTGAGCATTGGCATAGGCTCTTCACTAGAAGTTGGCTGATCTTTCTCAGTCGCGCTAGTTTCAAAGCTTGTTGGTAATAAATCGTTTTGTCTTTGGTCTATTAGTTGAGATTGTTGAGTACCTTCAATACGTACTCTTTCGTCTTTACGATCTTCAATTTCTTTTTCTTTGGTTTTCATACCGTCAACTTCCATTTGTTTTAACTCTAAATCAAATTTGTGTTGTTGACTCATGATCATTATTTTAACTTCAGCTTCTTGTTTGTACTTTTCAACATCAAATTGTACTCTAGCTTGTTCAAATTGAACTTTTTGTTCTGTAAGTATTTGTTGTTTTTGAGTTTCAGCTAACGCTTGTTTTTCAGCTGCTTCAGCTTGAGATTGAGCTTGTTGTTGTATTTGTTGTAGTTTCATAGCTTGCTCTGCGGCTTGTTTTTGCTGTCTACGTTGTTTTAACAACTGGTTAGCTAAAGTTAAGTTTTTAACTTCTCTAATATCTATAGCGTCTTCTAAATCAATACCACCAGTTTTTAAAGCTATTTGTATATTTTCCTCTAACTTAGCTTTTTCTTCATCATCTGGTTCAAGATCTAAAAATATACCAAAGTCATAAATGTTTTTATCCATTAATTCTGTTAGTGTAGAAACATTAAACTTTGTTATACTAGTTTGTAAAGCTGACCTAGTAAGTGGAAACATTAAAGCATCACCTATTCTTAGTGATATATTTTCACAGTTTTTAAGTGTTAGATATAAACTTGCCTGTAGTATATGTCTAGTTGCTGTATTTGAGTTAGCTGCAGCTATTTTCTGTAGACCTACTAAAGAGTTTTTATCAGGATTACTAGCATCTCTAGCTTCATTCAACCCGGTTACATCTCTAATAAGTTGTAAATAATACTGGTAAGTTTGTATAAGACTTTGTATTTTAGCTCCACCATTACCACTCTGTAATTCTTGTATTGGAACTTTACCTGGGTTCATGTCACCATCTTGAGTAAATGATCTACCTACAATAGAACCTGTTTGGAAGTACATATTTAAAGCTTCTTGTGGATTATATGTTGTTCCATTACCTAAGTCTACTTCCGCTAATCCATCAACATCCATATAAACACCATCAGGAACTACTCTAGATAGCACCTGTTGTAATTTAAGATGCGTTAATTGAATCATATCAGCAAAACCTGTTATACGATTAACTAATGAATCTATACGTCCCTTATACATTCTAGGAGCGCATATATTGTAATTCATATTTACTTTAGTTGTATCAGCAGCTGGCCTAGTCATGTTTTCAGCCATTTCCCATTTAAGCAATTGAGGATGCCCTAATATTTTAACTCCGGTATATAGCACTTCTATTGATCTAAATGCTTTACTAAAGTTAACTTCTTCAGGTGGATTAAAAGTATCTGTTTTTTCTAAAGCTTTTTCTAAACCATTTGGAGTTTCTTTTATTTTAAATACTTGATTAGTGTAAGTTTTATACTCAAAATACATAACTTGTATTTTATCATCAAAATATCTACCGTTCCAGTCATTCCTATAATTAGAATTACCTGGATACTTACTTATTTCTTTTAACTCTTCAGGCGTAAGCATTGGAAATTGCTTTTTAAGCTCAGCCATACTTAATCCTTTAACTTCGCCTACATACCATAAGTCTTCAAAGTTTGGATCTTCAGTGTATGAATATACTAAATTAGCAGGATCAACATAGCTAACTCCAACTCCTTCTTGTAAATTAAACTCAGTCTTAGAACAAGCGATACCTAATACTGTTAAATCATGATTTAATCTTCGCCTAACTAAATCGTATTTATTGTAATCTAAAACATAGTTTATAGCTTCTTCTTGAGCTATTTCAATTCCTTGCTTGTAATTTAGCTGCATGTAAACAGACACTTCATCTGGATTTGTTGGCATATTTGACTTACCACCACCAGTTGAAACATCTAAACCTAATTGAGCTTTTGCTTTAGCTATATATTCTCTAGCATAAATATCTTTCATTAAACCTTGAATATATGCAGATCTTTTTCCAGTAGAAGAAGGATCTTGAGCATAAGCTTTAATATCGTAATTTTTTTGAGACATTCCATTAACTACAATATCTACAAATTTAGAAATAATAGGTACAGGTGTCCAGTCTAGATTTAAATAAGATAAGTCACCATTTATAGATAGTTCATCTTTGTACTTCTGGACAGATTGCTCTCCTCTAGCATATAATCTTAATTGATGGAAGTTGTTGTAGTTAGTAGCAAATCTATATCCTCCAGCTCCTGTTCTAGTACCACTAAACCATTCACCTTCTATTGCTTGTCCTACTTTTAATCCATAGTCATAAGACGCTTTAACTGCATCAGGTACTACCTGATCCGGAAATGAACTTCCATAACTAGTTTCTATCATTTATTTTGTATTTTTGAAACAAAACCATCATTATCATATTTTTTAAAACTTAAATTCAATGGTTGTTTATTTTTAATTGCATTAGGTCTATAATTATTTTTGTTGCAAGCCATAATTGCTAATCCAGAACTAATAGTAGCATCGTATTTTGTTCTGTTGTTTATATTAAACTTAGACCAGTCTTGTAGTGTTTTTTGGTGATACATATCTCCAAAAGAATCTTTTAATATGCCTACATAATTTTCTATATAAGCTTCAATAGCGGCGGCGTGCGCTTGTTTAATATCTTCGCTTGAGTTAGGTATTCCACCTATTTCTTTTTCTGTTACAGATAATCTATTCCAAAGTTTATCAGGCCTGTTCATGCTAAAACCTCTATAACCTCTTCTTCGTAAATAATATAATAATCTAGGTCTATTGTTTTCAGCTAATATTGGCATGCCATAAAATACCAATGACATTAATACCTCTTCAAAGAATATTTCCGATGTTTCAGGTCTAGCTATATATTCTAAAAAGAAATGATTAGGCGGCGCGTCTTCCATTGAAAACTTAGTTAAACCATGTAAAGCTCCGTTAGATCCTTTGCCGTCAACAGTACCACTTATATCATAACTATCACATCCAAAAGCACCTATATGCTCGTTTCCTGGATATTTAATTCCATTTTTAACTATTATCTTATTTTGTAGATTAGCCGGAGGAACCCAGCTTATATTAAACCTACCATTATTATCAGGAACAAACTGAACCCTAGTATCTTTAATCCCACCTTCCCAAATAAATTTACCTCTAGTAACACTAGCTTTGTTATTAAATTCATCATTAAAATCTATTTGCTCATATATTTTTATCAAATTAAATAAACTTTCTTTAGTTTGATCTCTAAAAGCGTGGGCTTCAGTTCTTGGAAACTGTCTATAATATTCGTTTAAACTATCTTGATCAGATTTTAAACCTTCAACTTCGTTTTCCCAATGCTCAATAACTCCTGTTGTAATGTCATAACCATCAACTCCTTTGACTGAATTTTTACCTCTAATGAAGACAGGTAATCCATAAATATCGATGAATCCCTCATAGTTCCACTCCATAGGAATGAACAAGCTATAGAGTCCAGAAGATGTTTGTCCGTTTCTATTTCTTTTTGTAGCGTCTGAATTATAGTATAATTTTTTAAAATTGTTTCCACCTTTATCTAAAGAATTTGACGTTGAGCCCATCATACATTTACCTACAATTCTTGAACCAAGACGCAGTGTAGTTTTTGTAACTCTCCAGTTATTTAATATATTATCAGGTCTTTCCCATTTACCACTTTCATCATGAGCTAATAGTTTTAGCTTTTCACCATCATAAGAGTTATCACCTGTATTTTTCCAATCAATAGTTGTATCAAGTCCGTCTAATTCTCTAAGTTGTTCATTCGACTCAAGCTTTCTTCTAGTAAGTTTCGATGCTGGAACTCTATAAGCCAATTCAGTTTTTGGCCTGTCCATACCATCTTGAATGGG